CGAGTGGATCTCCCTGCACCTGTTGTGGTGGGGCAACCGCAGCCATGCCCTCCTTCATTAGCTGTACTTCTATCTGAGCGACCCTTTGTTCAATGGAGGCGGGGTCGTTAGCTCCTTGTTCTAATTCATTCATATACGTCTGTCCAGTTATAGGATCAATCTGTCCTTGCTGTACACCTTGTTGCAGTCCTTGTGCTGCCTCGTTTACTTCTTTCTCTACCATCGCTCTTGCTTTGTAGGCTATGTGCTCTTGAAGATGTGAGTAGAACGTACCCATAACTTGTGGAGATGTCGCTACCAAAGGTGTCTGCATAAAGGTAGTATGTACCAATATATGAGCATCGTGACTTTGTTCCGGAAATACTTGTAGTAACTCACCCGCCAAGGCTCTCGCATTTTCAATGGCAGGGTCAGTTGGCTGTGGTTGCGGTGGCGGTGGAAGAATCTCCTCAATGTTTTGTACCTCCAGAGCTTGGTACATACGTCTGTAAGCAGCATGAACATTATGTACTTGTGGGTTGGATTGAGCTAGTTGTAGCTGAGTTTGAGCCAGAGTTACTCTCTGAGCCATAGAAAATATGTTTGGATCGCTTACGGGTAATACATCCACCCGTGCATCAAAGTCTGTTGATTTTACTTGTTGCTCTGCTCCTGCGACCTCATAAGGATAAAGAGGAGGTAAGTTCTCTGCAAAGATCCTTGCTAACAGCCTAAACTCCGTCTTCTGAGCATAGTGCAGCCTTTTGTGAATTGCTGACATAACCTTCATGCCACGCTCTAATAGGGCTACAGTAGTACCTACGGGAGCGTTCTGTTGCCCTCCCTCACCTATCTTAGCATCTGCGATAGAAACAAAGCGTCTACCACTCTCTATCAACGTGCCTAGAAGCTGTGCCAGTGTTCCAGAAGGTTCCTTATATGGTAACGGGATTATAGCGTCACGGATATTACCTCCAGGGGCATCAATGTCCCTAAACTCACCGGGCTGTAAAGGTTCGTCATCGTTTCGTACTCTTACGCCCCGTGCCTTAAAACCTGCGGGTAAATTAGCTAACGTGCCCGCATCAATCAACTGTCTTAAAATACTCGTGGTTGCTCTTCCTAGTCCACCGAGCATATGTATCAATCCAAAACCGTAGAAACCTAGACCAGGCATGAACTTGTAATGGACAAAAAATTGCCTCTTTCTCTTCAATTGGTCGCCTTCGTCATAATTTCTACGGATAGACAATATCTCACCACTGTCCTTGTGTAGGGTCACAACATACGGCAGTTTCAATCCTGTCGGCTGTCCGTCTGCTCCCATATCCTCAAAACCCTCTATGTCTAGGTCAGAGTGACACTCAAGAATAGTGTGTGTTTCTTCAGAGTATCCCTTAGACATACCCTCTATTTCGTTTTTCTTTTCCTCTACTGTCGAAGCGTCTTCTTCAGAGGCAGATACTTCTATGTCTCTATATACTCCACCAAGTTGTAACTTACGCAGTTCGTTCTCGTCCATACGCAAAACATGAGTAACACGAGACGCTGTCTGTACATCACTTGCAGAATACGGAATAACCAAGTCTTGAGCAGGTATAAACTTCGATACGGCTCTTTGTTTCGTAGGATCAAAGTACACTTTCTTGAAGGTTGACCCAGACAGAGGTAAGTAAAAGAGCATTTGGTCTGTGTCTGGATCGAATTCCTCCATCACTTCCGTGATCTGGTAATTCATGAATTCTTTTATTCTACCCGCTTGGGCTTCTCTATCTGGGGTCTTTTCACCCAAAATCTGGGTTTTTATAGGCCCACCAGACGGTAATAGCTCTTTATAGGCTTGTGACTGAAACTGGGTTACGGATTCGGATATAAGAGGGTGAGTTACCCCACTTGCACCTTCAAAAGGCTCTGTTCTATCGTCATACTGTACGCCAAGCAGATCTAGACCCTTGGTATAGGTATCTTCCCACTCGGACCTTGATTCTTGGTCTTCTTCGAAAGAAGCTCGTATATCTGAGGATAATTCACCTAAAGTAGCGTCATCCAACGCTTCGGCTAAATTAGCGTTGTGGTCATACGCTTCTGCCATGACTTCCATAGGCTGTTGCTCCATAAGAGCTTGAACAATCGCACCACCTTGCCCATCATCGAGAACCTCGGCTCCTCCCTCAAATTCTTGAGGCATATTAACATCAATTTCTACAGACGCTTCATCCACGTCCACTTCTGGACTAATACCAGAGTCAACTAACGCTGCAAGAGGATTACGTTCTTCTGCCACTAAAACACCCCTTTAAAGTTATAGCCTGCTTGTCCACGGCTCATGTCTATTGTACCACCGAAAGCTTTCTTCACTTTTGGCTTTCTATCAAAATCAGCCTTTATACTTTTTAACATCTTCAATAACTGAGGATCAATAGGTTTTATCTTCTTAATGTCCTCATACGTCTTTCCTTTTTTACCGCCCATCAATAGGTTCCTTTGAAATTAGATACAGAACCACCTCGATTAAACTTTTGTATAGACATGGTTTCTGCTCTACCACCACCTTTAGTCACTTTTACACCTGCGTTACGAAGAGCCTCTTTCGTAGCCTCAACTTGCTTTGGACTCCCTTCATCGTACATGAGTCCTCTTTTTCCCCTTTTTTTTAGAATATTAACTGCGTTTTTTATTTGTGTTGGTGTTGCACCGCCCATCTTCTTCTCCTTCTTCCTGTTCTCTCCATGCGTCTCTAATTGCTAACATTGTTTCAAAATGTTTCTGCGGATCATACTTTCTATTCTCCGATGCTTTTCTGATTTCTTCCTCAGTTTCAGCCATTAGTAATAGTTCCTCATCTTAGGTATATAATCCTCTTCTTCGTCCTCTCCGTCAAGATAAATAAAGCCACCCTTACGAAAACGCATCAGAGCCATTGTCATACTATCACAAAAGTCGTCATGATCACCATACGGGAAAGAAGCGATTTCTTCAATAACTTCTTCAGCAAAACTCTTGTTTTCGGGTGCCCAAACCTTACCCGCCTCGAACAATGGAGCCACCATATGCATTCTAGTTGTTTTGTCGTTGCCTTTTCCTGGTGAAAACCCCAAAGCAGGGATGTTATGAAGGCGTAATTCGTCCATAAGGGGCGTACCACTGGCTTTTGCCTCTATAATCACCATATCTGGCTCCCAATAATCGTATTCTTCATACGCCTCACGCTTTAATTCGGGAAAACTCCACCTTCCACGCTTCGCATCCATCAAAATTATGTTGTCGGAGCCGTCTTTCTCGGATGTAAAGACCCCCCACGTCGTTATAGCACTGTAATCCGCACTTTCTTTCTTCGAAAACGCTGTATCGTAGCTCTGAATGATGTATTTCACGTCGGGGATGTCATCTTTCTCCCACATATTCCACCATTCCTTCTTGACAATCGCTCCTTCTTCTGAAGTTGGCTGTTGTTGCCACTGTGCCGACCATTTTGCAACGGGTAACGACGCTTTTATGCCCAAAAGTGTGTCTTTATCCCAAAATTCGGGCCATAATGGCTTGTCAGAGGGCATAATTGCAGGAAACTCGACCACTTCCCACTGATCTGACATTGTATCGCTCCCTTGAGCTGCCAATAACCGCCCTGTCAAGTCTTTTTTACCCCATCTCGTCATAACTAGGATAATTGACCCCCCAGGTTGAAGACGCTGTCGAGGCCCAGAGGTATACCATTCATACGCATTGTCAAATGCCGACTCCGATAGTGCATCTTGCTCCGAGTGTGGGTCATCAATAATAAATAAATCCGCACCACGGCCCGTGACCGCTGCTCCAACGCCCGCAGCAAAGTACTCGCCCCCTGCTGATGGCTGCCATCTTCCCGCAGATTTACTGTCTTGCGTCAAGGTCGTATTGGGAAATATGTCTTGGTACTGTGGATCGGCAATCAAGTCTCTTACTTTTCGACCAAAACGTACTGCCAGTTCCGTATTATGGGTTGCTTGGATAATTTTTAACTTAGGGTTCCTTCCCAAAAACCATGCGGGCATCATAAAAGACGCAAATTCAGATTTGGAATGACGAGGAGGCATATTCACAATGAGCCTCTTGATCTCGCCCCTTGCTACTTTCTCCAGTTTTTCTGCAATTACCCTATGGTGTCTGCCCTCTATAAATCCATCATACACATGATGGGCAAACGGCATAAACTTCTCCTGTGCCTTTTCACGGAGATCCATTTTCTTTTTGGCTTCCGTAAGAAGAAGTACCTCTTTTAGTACCTCTTCGGGAACTGCTTGGTAGTTCATGATCTAACGGGTGCGATATTCCCTATTGGTGCTCCGATTGGAGGTGTCAATGTAAATGGATATACATTCGGTATAGCCGAAATACCTCCAGTTGCAGGTGCGGGAGCCGTGGTTCCTGGTGCAGGGGGCGTGGTCACTGGCGGTGCAGGTGCCACTATCGGTACGCATATGTTTTGCACTGGATCAAACTTAAAGCCCGGTGGACATTGGATCGGGGACGGTGCTCCACCACCCATTTCTGCACTTGGCGAGGGTACGCCTCCACCAACGTAGGGTCCTGGTCCGGGAACCTGTGTAAAAGGATTTATTTGCGCGGCTGATGGACCTTTATAGTTCGGGTCGCCTCGAAGA